CGTTGTCGTAGGTGGCAACGTGGTTGTCGTAGTTGTTGTAGGAGCAACAGTAGTTGTTGTCGTTGTCGTAGGTGGCAACGTGGTTGTCGTAGTTGTTGTAGGAGCAACAGTAGTTGTTGTCGTTGTCGTAGGTGGCAACGTAGTTGTTGTCGTAGGTGGCAACGTAGTTGTCGTAGTAGTTGTGGGTAATAATATTTTCTTTTTTAATATAAAAGCCATTAGAATAACACTGTTAATTCAGGATAATTTGTTTTAGTTTCTTCAATTTCTTCAACCATTTTATAACTACAAAATTGATCAGATACATGTGATAAATCTTTATCAAACGGATTTGTTTGATAACTAACCTTATTAAATAAGTTTGTTTGGTTAGATACACCAGCATTATGAAACAAATTATGATTATCTAAATTTGCAATTGGGTCTGTTGCCCAAGAAAAACTAAGTCTTGATGCAATTTTCACATCATGATTAAATTTCCAACCATTCCACAATACTGACCACATATCAGCAGTCCAACTTTGTATAGGATGTTGTGGATTATAAACAGATTCTGTATTTTTCATATGTTTATACAATACTTCTGATTTTAAATAAACTTTTCTCCAATATCTTTCATCAATATTTTTCATTAAATATTGAGCACCACCAGCATTATCATCATTTGCTTCAATTATTTCAGGATCAAGATCAACAATACTTGCCATTTCTAAAAAAAGTTGTGGACTTTTACTTTTTATATAATTTGAATCAATATAACTTTTGGTATCTGATACATACCAAGTATCGTTTGAAAGTAATGTTGTAAAACTAATTGCTTTTTGAAACAATAAATCGGGGTCAACATAAAAAAATGTTTCACCACTCATTTGTGGATTTTCAACAAAAAACTTTTGAAGAATATGTGGTCTTAATGACGATGCATATTTTGCACCTTGTCTTGTATCATCATAAACATGATATTCTACTGGTGTATTATCTAACACCGCTTTTATTTGTGGACTTAATTCGTTACCCACATTTTTACCTACCACATAAATTATGTCGTCACTAAATCCAAATTTAACTAAATTGTTAATTTGAACAAGTACTTGCCAATTATAATATGCTACGTCTGGAAATGCTACTAATATTTTCATTTTCTTTAATTTATTTTTTATGGTGTAGTACCTATTAAATTATTTGTTGTTGAATCAGTCCCAACAACTCCGACATCAACTGTTTGTATTTCAACCTCATAGGTTGCAGTATCGCCCGGATCTAATGCGCTTTCAACTTTAAAAAATATTGGTTTTGATGCACTATCAATTGTAATAGTTTGTGGAGTTCCACCACCAATACCCATTGAAAACCATGTTTTTAAAATATAACTTGGGTTTGTATCTTGACTAACATAAACTTCACTCGTATCATTACTTGATATAAGGACAGCATCCAAATCAGCATCAATTGGGGTAGTATAATTTGTAACCTCAGTTGTACCTGAAAAATATGCTTCATTGAAATTTTGACCTACTTTAGTCATAAAACCGCCAGAACCGAACTCCGTTTCTGTCACACCCACAGTAGTTGTTGTCGTTGTCGTAGGTGGCAACAACGTAGTGGTTGTGGTAGTGGTAGTTGGTGGTGGCAACGTAGTTGACGTAGTTGTCGTAGTTGTAGTTGTTGCACTACAATTTATTGGATCATCATATTGACTACTACCAGTTAAACCAGTTAACTCACCTAACGTATAACTATATTCAAATTGCGAAGCATATGATAGAAAATCTTTTACTCTTTGTTGATATTCACTATCACTTAAATCCGACAATTCACTTTCAGTAATAGCAGAATATGAAAATGTTGAACCACTATCGAAAATAGATGTACCTGTGAAACCACTTAATAAATTATATTCATTAGTTCCACTAACCGTTGTGATACCACTCGGTGTTATATACTCACATTCTAATATGTATCTTCTTGCTTGTCCCATTTATATTAAGTTGTTCCACTAACACAAACATAATCGTTATTCCAATCACAATCACTGTCAGGTAATTTTTTCACATATTCAGCACCATTATCACCTAAATACTCTAAATCTGGATCAAAATTTACACCTCTACGATACATAAATTTTTGTTGTGTAAAAACAGTGTTTCTTATTAACACTCCTGAACTACGTTGAATAATTGTTGCGGGTAATAATTTATCTAAAAATCTACTGAAAAACGCATTATATTTATTAATGAATGGATATAATTTTTCAAATGTATAACCATTGCTATGTAATGGATTATCCTCTGGTAATAATGAACGTTTAAGATATTCATCATAAATTTTAGATACTGTTGGATAATAACCACCCTTAAAATCAGAAACTGTTTTTCTAACTTGAACAGGTAATAATCTACGTCTTATATATTCTAAATACTCTAAGAAACTCATTTCCGATATTGGTGGAAATGTTGGGTCTGGTGGTAATAATGGTGGTATATAAGAATCATCACTCACCACATAATAAACACCAATAATATCACCAAGATTTATAGTTAGATTTGGTGCTATTAATATTTTTGATTTATCAAAAGTGTCTAATGTAACATCAGTCCCACTTTGAAGGGTAATACCATTGATTGTAAATTTGATTGAATCAATATCAAATGCAGTATAATCCATTGTATATGAATATTGTTGTGTAATTGGATTAAACTCTATTCTTGAAGATGGAATGCTATCAACACGATATGCTTCTGATCTTGCTTCGGCAGTTGAAGGTGTTGGACCATCCTCTATTAACCAAATTCTGAGTACACCAGCACCTGAATCTAAATAATTTGCCAATATTGTATTTTGAACCAATATTTCTGTTCTATCCAAAGGATTTATTAAGAAATCACCAGTAAATAATGATGTTCCCTTTGTTAATGAAATACCATTTACAGTAAGTTGTACATCACCTTTTGGTTCAGTACCCATATCTAAAACTGTTCCCGAAGCAGTTACATTTGGTCTTTGTACGATATATTTAACTTCTTGAAACGCATTTGTTCCTAATTGATCATATAGATATGTGAAAGTAACAATGTCTTTTTCACCATTTGAATATGTTTGTGCGACTTCATCAATTAAATAAACAGTATTACCAATCACATAATAATCACCCACACCTAATGTGTTTCCTGAAATATCAGTTGCACCAGTTGGTGTTAACGTAATACCATTGAAACTCATTTGTACAGAACTTCCAGAAATTGGTGTATTTGGTAATGTAAATGTATTTGCAGACACACCATAGTCAGGTGCTTCAACATTAACAAATAAATAAGGTATTGTTGTACCAGTTGAAGTGATTGGGTCATCCACAAATTTATTATAACAAAACACATCATATTCAATACCTTGTGCAATATCTAATGTAGCATCAATTTCTTTTGTGTTAAGAATTAATTTACTGTCTTGTTGGAAATAGTTTGGTGTGGTGTCATCTATTCTTTGGGTATAACCTGCTTCTACCCAAGATTTTTTATTATCAACTATTCGATTTACATTGAATCCAAGTTGACGATAAAGATCAATATATGCCTGTCCACTATCACTATCGCCTGAAATTTGAAAATAAAAATCATTATTTTCAACAGGGGCAATAGGATAACCTTCACTATCATATGGAAGTGATGCGGATGGTAAATCTTCTAATGATAAAGTAACACTGTTAGGATCGATCTTCCCATCAACAGTATAAATATATTCAGTGATGTTTATAAAAGGATCAGGAATTCCAATCAACAATAACATTGATTTTAATGCTGCACGTGTACCTTTTGCTTTCCAGAAATAATTTGTATTTATTAAAATTCTACGCCAAAGTTCAATATCAACTTCTGCTGGTAATAAATCATCTTTTGTTTCTTCTTCTTCGGTACTGAAAAATGCATTTGCAAATTGTTTTTCATTAACGAGTACAAATGGATCGTCCCAACCCAATGTTCTTGCCAAATTCTTTACTAATTGGTCAGGAACATTTTTATTTTTATTATAAGTTACTTTATTAATTGTAACAATACTATCGATGAATGTTTTTAATTGATCAAATTCAGCACCATATATACGAAGAAGTTTAGTAATTTTTCCTTCATCAGTTAAATCATATACTTTTAAAGATTCTGGTGTTAAAAATCTTGCAATTAAATCTGTTTTAGTTCTATCATAGATTTCACCAAGATTTAAAAGAGATTCTAAAAATCTTTGATATGCACTCGAACTAATTTCTATATTATAACCATCAGTTGTCTCCCAAGTATAAATTCTTTTGGTATAAATAACTTGTCCTGTCTCTTGTGTGTTTGGAACTTTAAATTCCATTTTAAATCCAGATCGATCTGTTTTTCTATCAGCAAGAATATATGCTTCTAAATTACTTAAATCAAATTTAAATCTATTATATACAGAAGGTTGTGGTTTTAAATGATAACTAAATGATCCTGATGTCGAACCACCACTAATCTCTGGAAATGGATTACCTGTAGCCTCTATTCTTATATAAGGAACACCAGAACTATCACCAGTAAAACCTAATACAGTGTGACTTTCATCATCAGGAGTATCAACTCTCCAAACATTATATTGATTAAAAGAGATATTTAAGTTTTTTAGATTATCATCATTTGGAGTTGATGTGTTTCCATTATCAATTACTAATCCAAATTCGTTTGTAATGTATGAACTTGGAATTATAAAACTACTTTTATTTAATAATGCATCATATGTATAATTTTCAACCGTAATTGCACCATTTGCCTTTAAGTTTTTATCCATGTATAAACTTGCAGGATATAATTCAATGATGTTTTCAACAGCTACTCTTAATAATTCATAAACAGAACCAAATCTTACATATGATTTTAAATCACTATATTGAAGATTAAGAGTTGCATTTTTTGTCAATTCATCAATATGAACTGAAAGATCATCATCAATGTCAATAGTATCTAATGTGATTGGTGTGACAAAAGAACTTAATTCATTTGAATAATCAATTGTTTCTTTACCAGTAAAGTTTGTTGTTAAATTAAAACTACCAAAACTAAAGATAGTGTCAGAAGCAATATTAGTAAAATTGCCACCAATTAAATCACTATTCTGACCCTTATTGATTACTTTCTTCTTCGCCATTGATTATTCTTTAACTATAAATACGAAATAAACAAAAACCCCATCATTTTAATGGGATTTTCTTTAGATAAATACTATAAAATTTTATAAAAAATTATATTACTGTTCAACATCATCAATAATATCGTCAAAATCTTGGCTTGAATCGATATTTGTGCGTTTTTCTTTTACTTCATAAAGTGAAACATCAGTAACATCATCCTTAATTTCATATAAATTAAATTGACGAACAATATTTCTATCTTGATCGTAGTAAGAAAGAATTCCATTATCAACGTCTTTGATTTGTTCACCTGCAACATAATCAACTAATGTATCAACTGTATTTTCAACCATTTCAATTTCGATCATCAATGGGTTAAAGAAAGTATTTGATATAAAAATAGTTTGATTTGGTACACCAATAAATGGTGTTACATTTGGTTTAACATTAGATGCTGATGAAGGTGTAACTTGTAAGAAAATTAAGTTACCTGAATCATCAAATCTATATCTTACTGCTGTCTGTGATGTATTACCAATATTTTCTGTAACAGGAATTACTTTATTGCTTGTTTGAACGTATCTAACGACATTTCTTAACTTAGTACCATCAGTATCAAGGTATTCAATTTTATATCCTTGTAGTGAGTTATTTGCTCTTAGATTAGAATCTATTTGATTACCATCAATAATTATTCCTTTAACTGTTGGTAATGCAGATAAAACACCACAATCGACAATTTGTAATTGACCACCAGTATTAACGTTTGTCAAAACTTTTGGTCTTATATATAACGTATAAATTCCAATTTGATTAAATACTGTTGCAGGTAAAGTTAAACTATACCCACCCTCTAAAATATTTGATTGACCACCAACTTGTTCATCAGTTGGAACTGATAATTCACTAATAATATCTGTTGGTGTTAACCTAAATGTTTCATTAGATTCAGTTTCTCTATTTGGAGAAAACGTATAAAATACATCCATATCATCTACCGATACGTCTGCTGATCTAATATTACCGTAATTTCCTGTTGCCATGTTTTATGTGTTTTCTACTATATTAAAATATGCACCACCTGCATAATATTGTAATTCAGTTATGTTGTTAATATTTCTTAATCTATAATTTTTTTCAAACGCACTGTTTTCGTCTCTAATAATAAATACGTCACTACTAACTATTGGTTTTGCCGTAATATTTTCTTCTTTTTTTATTATGGGTAAATTATCAAATACTGGTGATGTCAAGCCAGATGATTCAAAAGAAAATGTTGTAACTGTACTTTCACCTGAAACTATATCGTCCTGATATGTAATACCACTAATATAATAAACATAAGTACTTGCAGTCGTACCAGTTACTGTTTGACCTGTATCAACACCATCAGAAGTAGGTGTTGTGGATGTAAAATATAACTGACTTAACGAACCACTTGTACTAAATTTACGTAATTCATTTAATCTTGATGAAGAAGTGCCTGTAACGGTATAAGTTCCTGCCGATATTGTTGCACCAGTGCTGAAAGTATAACCTGTATCACATTCACTTGTACCTGACGTAGCAGCAGATAATGCATCACATGTAATATTACCTAATAATAAATCTTGACCTTCTGAAAGCGTATCAAAAAAACCCCAATCGTTTGCAGTTGCTTTTAAAAGAACATTAAAATTGTATGTAACACCAGTACCACTATACGGAATAATCACATAGCAATTACCAGTACAACCTGTCGTAGTACCTGTAGTTGTAACAATTTGGAATTTTTTCTTTATGACTTCCATTAAACATTAAGATTTGTTTTAGTCTTTAAAAATACTCTAATATCTTTATTTGGATATTTGATTTCAAACATAGAATCTTCTGTCGAATAAACAGTATTGTTTTGTATTACTATTTGACCAGTTGTTGTGTTTGAAATTTCTTGTGATATGGTATTGACAGAATATTGACCACCAACCTTATTATATACTGTAACGTCCAAAACATTTATCACACCAACCACATTGTTGATTGTTTCATAGAGTGGTCCCAAGTACACATCTTCATTCATTTGACGTGTGGTTATATCAAAATAACTTGAAACAGCATTAATAATTGAGTTTGCTATTTGATTTTGATTAATATTTTCAACATATGCTTCAATATCAAAAGCCAAATTAAATATTCTACCATCACGTACTTCAACATAATCATTTACCATACGATATTCTGAAAGATATTCAGCAATATTTTCTTTTAATACACTATTAGATGTATTATTTAAATTTCCGCTTGAATCAACCGAAAGAATTGGAAGAATAACTTTATTATTTTCTTTAAAACCATTTACTCGAAATGGTGATCCGTAGTTTCCGGGTATGGTCATAACCTTAGAAACATAATCATTAATTGTAACTGCTCTGTATTGAGAAGAATAATTATATGCAACCAAATTTCTTACTTCTTCTGTATTTAATGCACTATTACCACCTATGGCAGGAATTGGATTACTTACTGTTAAACTTCTTTGCACTTGCTGATTAAAATCTTGTCGTGAACCTTGAACACTAAGTTGAAAAGCACCAAGTGAGTTCAATGTTCCTTCTCCAACATTTGATTGTGTTCCACCACCAGTACGATAACGCACAAATAAAGTATAACCTCTTTTTAATTTTTCCCCTAAAGCACTACTTCCCAATAGATTTTGTAAAAATTCTTGATTGGTTAAACCAACTTCTAAGAAACATTCTTCTGCTTCACCCAACGTATTATCACCAGAACCAAAAGTTAGTTTACAAAAACCACCATTTGTGAATTCTTTAACAAATTTACGACTAACATCTATCCATTTACCCGCTTTTATACCTGTATTACCTGTGGTTGCAGTGTTACTACCACTATTTGGATCATCAGTAAAAACTTTTTGTTGTGCAAGATAATCAACCTCATAATATTTAAACTCACTATTTTGCCATTCAGCTTCGGTTGGGTTTGTAGAATAATTTGTACCTTCTAATAAAATAACATCTTGAATTTCAAGTACGTTCGTATCTGGTAATATAAGTTCGAAAAATGGAACTGCTTGTTCATCACCGATTGCTAATTTGTAAATACTTGTTGCACCATTTAATACAATTTCTCTTTTGGTTATATTATAACTTTGAACAATACCATTAGAATCTAAGTTTGGAATAATCGCTCTGTTACTATCACCGAATTGATTAAAACCAACACTAAAATCTACAACTTCTTGAGTTTCAAATGTTTGACCACCACCAAGAACCTGTGAACCAGCAAGTAATTGTGGATAGTAATCTTCATCAGGTTGATCACCCTTTACTGGAACTGTTACAGTAAAATCTACGACAGTTATTGATGGTCGTGTTCCCGGAACGTTGAATCCGAGATTTTTAGCAATACCCAAAATAGATTCTCTTTGTTGAGCATATTGTAATTGTGTTTCTTGGAAAGCACGATCAGTATTGACAGATAAGTTATTTGTCACACCAGCGTTAACATCGATTAACATCGTACCTACAGAAGAATCACTAAAGTCTTTAAGAACGTCTGGATAATAATCTCTAATCATAGAGATTAATTCACTTTTAATCTCGCCAAAAGTTCTGTTATTGTATGAAATTCTTGTTTCGTCAGCCATATTTTTATTTTTAGAAGTTTAACTCTAATGAACCCTTTTCTACAAAAGTGTCTTCTGAATAAGTAAAATCTACAAGTACACGCAATTCATTTTCTTTAATATCATACCCACCATTATTGACAACATCAAAAAAACTTACTTTTGATATTGTAACTTCTGGAATAAATGATTTTACTGTTTCTCTTAATTCTGATTCAATTTCAGAAATAGTTAAATTATCCCTTGGTTGGAAGACGTATTGTAAAAGATTTGTACCATAATCTGGTTCATAATATCTTTGTCCTTTTTGTGTTAAAAGAAGTAATAGCAGATTTGACGTAAGTGCATTTTTAGTCACCGTTGTCATTTTAAACGCTCTATTCTTTTCTACATCGTCCTCTATCGGAAATTTTATATTTATAAACATTGAATATACTTTTTTATAAATACCTAAAACAAAAAAAACCGCCTCAAATGGGGCGGTCTTTCAAATTAAACATGATAAAAATAAATATTAATTCTTATTTTTCTTTTTTGCTTCTCTTAAACGTTCCTTTTCTTCATCTTCACGCTGCTTCTTTGCTTCCAATAAAGAAATCACCGACATTTTTAAAAGTAAAACATCGTCTGCACCATGTTTTTCCAAGAAACCTGAATTGGTTGTGAAGTCATGTTTTTCAATTCTAACTGCACCTGTTTCAAGATCAGCCACAACACCACTAACTGCTTCTTCGAGCAATTTCTTTTGGTATTCTTCTTCCATTTCATCAAAAATTTCTTCATTTAAAATAAGTACAACTTGTGTACCCTCTGTAAGAAATTCATTTAATTTGTTTTGTTTACGAATAACATAACCTTCTTTTGCTTTAAGATCATCATCCGCAACCACTTCAAACTCAACCCATTGAGGGATTGATGTTGAATCCAATACTTCATTAAAAATTTTTAGAGTTTCATCTGAAACTTTTCTGTATTCTGCTGCCATATTTCACATTTTTATAGTTAAGATTTAATTAATTCATAATCCAAATTACCACTATAACTTATTG